TTAAAAAAATTGCAAAATTTATAGCTGAAAACTATGAAACAAATACTTTTGCGAAATGGGCGTATGAAGATACAATATCGCATGTAATTTAACGAAACTTTTTAGGACAAGATAAGATGAAAACATCAGATAGCATTAAACATATAGCTGAAGCTTTAGTAGCGGCGCAAAAAGAAATTAGATTTGCCGTTAAAGATTCAACTAATCCTCATTACAAATCCAAGTATGCCAATATTAATTCAGTTATTGATGCCGTTAAAGCGCCACTCAATAATAATGGTATTGCTATCCTTCAATCATTAAGCCCTTCCGATGATAATAAACTTCATCTAACCACTCGTTTATTGCATAGTTCGGGTGAATGGCTGGAAGATACTGCCGTATGTCCTTTACAAAAACAAGATAGCCAGGCATTAGGTAGTTGCGTTAGTTATATTCGCAGATATTCTATTTCTAGTTTTCTTGCTCTTTATGCTGACGATGATGATGGCCAATCCGCAGTTCTTAATGCGGCAGATTATCTTCAAAGAATTACCCAATCACAATCATTAGAAGAACTTCAGGGTAATTATAATTTTGTTATGGGCGAAGTTAAAAATGATAGAACTTTATCTAAATTAATTATTGATGCAAAAGATAAAAGAAAGGCGGAACTATGATTGACGGATCAAGAAACAGTAATTTTTACGGAGTAAAGCTATCTTATTCAGATCAAGAATTAATGGCTATAGAAGCTCGTAAAACAAGAATAGAAGCCCTTAAAAGAGAACTTGGTGATAAATACTTATTAGCCCCTCTTTATGGCAAAATTCAAAGCCCTAAATTATGAATAGAATAATTAGGGGTATAGAGCAGGGATCACCATCCTGGATGGCTTTAAGAATAGGCCGCATTGGTGGTAGTCGTATCTGTGATCTTTTAACTGAAGGTCGAAGTGGTGCTGAATCTTTAACTAAAAGAAAATATAAGAATGAGCTTATTAGGGAAAGATTGACAGGTAAAAAATTAGAAACCTATAAAACCCCTGCAATGCAAAGAGGAATTGATTTAGAGCCAATGGCTAGGGCATGGTATGAAGTTAAATATAATACCTTTGTGGATCAGGTAGCAATCGTTTTACACCCTACTATTGAAGGTGGCCAATGCTCGCCTGACGGATTAGTTGATGCTACTAATTCTTTAATTGAAATTAAGATACCCAATCCCGAAAACCACTTGGACAATATTCTTACAGGTGGCAAACAATTAGACCAATATTATGATCAGGTTATGTGGCAATTAGCTTGCGTGCCTGGCTCTAATGGAAATGAAAAAAGAGAATTTTGCGACCTTGTATCTTATGATCCTGATATGCCTGATCATTTACAGGGATTCGTAAAGCGTATTTATCGAGATGATGAATACATCCAAACCATGCAAAATGCGGTGATCGCCTTTTTGTCTGATATAGAAACTATCGTTAATAACTTAAAGGAAATTAAAAATGGCAATAACCCATGATCTAATCGCTAAAACAGGCGAGTATCAAAATGCGGCTGGCGAAACAAAAGCTCGCTGGACTAAAGTTGGCGTTGCAATGAGCAATAAACAAGGTGGAACTTCACTTCTCATAGAAAGCATCCCTGTCAATTTTGATGGCTGGGTAACAATGAGAGAACCTCAACCTAAAGCTGAAGTAACTTCAATAAATGGATCAGATAAAGCTGACCTACCATTTTAATGATTTTCTTGAGGTTTGTTTTCACTCAATATGAAACAATAAGTTTATAGAATGAAAATTCTATATAACTTTAGGAGCTTATTATGTGGACTACACCTTCAGCAACAGAAATGCGTTTTGGCTTTGAAGTAACTATGTATGTAATGAATAAATAGTTATTTTAAATAAGGTGAATAGCGTTCTTCAGAAAAACTTATCCACCAATAATTAAGGGGCTTTATGCCCCTTTTTTATTTAATGTAATGATCGCCTGTATTATCATTAAGGCCAATCATATCAATCTTATCTTGATCCCATGAAGTTGTTTCATCGGAATCATAATAGCGTTCTTCATAAAGTTTATTCTTTTTATTGCCCCAAATCTTTTCGTAATTCTCGTCATACAAGTTTTTTTGTTTAAGTTTATTAGTTGAACCTTTACCTGCTTCACTATATTTACTTGCCATAATTTTCCTTTACCCAATTAGAAAAGTTAATTAAATCTTCTTTATCAGCATTATGTTTCATTGTATTAGCTTTAGATGATATTACTTGAATGTTGCCTTTTGTATAACCTTTAGAATTATCTATTCTATCAAGGCTAGGACTTAAATCTCTATTTCCATCAACCGATTTTTTTAAGGGAAGTCCAAGAATAGGACAAATTTTAGGGATAACTATGTCTGATACTTCTATATCAAACGCAATACCTTTAGTTTTTGCTCGGTGTTGCGCTTGTTGAAATAAATTCTTTTCGCGATTGATTGCCTTCCAATCTCTTAAATACTGACATCGATTGCTTTTGTCTTTTAAAGGCATTGTTTTATTTTTTAATTTTTAAACGCGCCCACTCATAAATTCTAATGCAATACCAAACTATTGATAATAAAGCCGCTATTGCTGGTAAAAATTTCATTACTGCACCAAGAGCCGTAATTCCCGAAACTGTATCTAATAAATGCTTTGTATGTTCTTCCATATTCATTTTCATTTCTTTCTACTAATTGATAAGATGCTTTTCAATAGCCAAATAAAGGCTACCATCATTGTTGCCGCAAGATATATAAGCAACAGAGCCATCAGATAGTAAAATAACCAAATAATTTTTACCATCGAAGTAATCAGCGCCAATATCTTTGATTGTTTTATTTTGTAGAAAATCGAAATGATCGTCAATGGTATCATGGAAATCTTGCATTCAAACTTTCTATCACTATTTCAGGACTGACAAATTTGTTAGCATCATGTTCCGTTTGTTCCCACCATAGGAATTGGTTTTGAACCAAATTGTTTCGATCCTTTATAAGATTAATATTTTCAGGGTGTCCAAATATCAAAGGATCAGAAACCGACCACAATACTATACCATATTTTTTCTTATCCCAACCAAAATGTTGAAAAAAAGAATCGCAACTTATCCATGTTTTGCATTCATTCACAAGGCTTTCAAGTTCTTTTAGTGATAAGTTTTTTCTAAAATCATCGACTAATTGTTCTTCACCATCTATACCTACTTGAACTATTGGTTCTTTAATTAATCTAATAAGTTCCTTCCAATAAGGATAATTTTTTGCATTTGTTTTACCGCTTCTTAAAGCTTTAGAATAAGGACTAATAATAATCATATATACATTTTTCTATAAGCATTTTCTAAATTGTCAGTCCATTTCCATTGCGCCATTTTTCTATAAATATTCCATTGCTCTATATCACCAAATAAAACTTTAGCTTCAGCAATAGAACGACCAGGCACTATGTCAGGATAGCAAGTAAATACTTCCGCATTTGTAATGTCAGGCATTACATGACTAAATACAATATGATCGCCCATGCCGCAGTTTAGCACCACAATCTTTTTATCTTTATAAGCAATTGTATTTCTAAATATTAATTCATCTTGCTCATATAGTTTTTGATTTGTTTCTGATCTAATACCACCATTAGGATTTTTAAGATGCCAACTAACTGCATTAGGAACTGCAAGAATTTTATATCCTTTTAGGTATAAGCCATAAGTAAATAAAGTTTCTTCCCGATGTGCTACTCTTGAAAGCCCTGTGTTGTAATCATGCACCCCAGCTCGATAAAGAAAAGAACAATGAAGATGCTCAACTTCTTTTACTTTATGAATAAATGACCATTGAATATTAGGCTCTGTATCTATATTTTCTATTTTGCCTGTAGGCCTAAAGCTTTCAAATTGTAATGGCGGTGTTAATATTGCGCCGCCTACTGCGCCTACTTTTTTGCTTGTGTAATTAAATAAAGTTTGTAAGACATTGGGTTCGGGTATTGCATCATCATCAACCCGCCATACCCAATCAAAACCCATAGTGTTAGCCATTTGATGAATATGATGCTGACCTTTTTTGTGAGCATATAACCATTCCCATTGGATGCCTTTAATATCTAACATTTGGAAAAAGTAGCTATACACTAACTCTGATCGCATATCTTGTGGCTCATCATTGTCATCAAAGATAATGAGCTTATCAACTTTTTTTGTCTGATTAATTATAGCGTTAAGCGTTAAAGGTAAAGTAGTTTGATAACGACCGCGAGTTGCTACCGAGCAAAGAACCTTATCCACGATCCCACCGCATAATCATAAGATTAAATTTATTGGCATCATTAATATCAGGTAAAGTTTCTGAAATATAACCATGCTCATTAATATAATTGAATTGAAAGTCAGGAAAGTGTGATTCATTTAAGCCATGAAGCTTATGGTGTTTGCCCCAAAATCCTACAGGCTCATTATGCGGAGTGGTAAGAAGAAGTCGTCTGCAATGATTCTTTAGCATTTGAGCTATCTCTAATCCATTATCAAGATGCTCAATAAGCTCAAAAGCGATTATGGTGTCATATTGAGCTAAAGGATAGGTATTTATATTGGCGTTAGTAAAAGATGCGTTTAAGCCCCATTCCTGTTCGCGTGCGACCTCTATAATAAGAGAATCGTAATCTAAACCTATATAGTTTGCATCATTAGGAAGGAATTGATAGCCGTAACCTGTGGAGCAACCTATTTCAAGAATATTCTTGCCTAATAAATTGCGGTTAGCCCATAGATAACGAGTGGCTTCTCTAGGATAGACGGGATCGCCTTTTAGAAAAACCGCTCGCTCGTAATTATTTGTAAGTAAAAATCTATATTGATTTTTGTCATACTCTTTTAAGTAGTCCAAAACTTCTTGTGTTATCTTATTCATATTAATCCTTTAAATTGGATATATTGCTAATACCCTATCGTTTAATGCTAATGCAGTTGTTGTAAATGTAGTTCCGCCCGATACTGTGCAATCAGTTCCATTAACAAGTATAACCCCATTAACTGAAATTTGAATCTTATCTGCGGTATAAGTGCTTGTAGTTGTAAATGATGTTTGAGCGGCAGTTGCAGTATAGGCATTATAAATTAAATTGCCAACTAAACTTGCTTGAACGCCACTATATCCTGAAAATCCTGAAAAGCCTGATATACCGCTTCCTGAATAACCGCTGAAGCCGCTAATTCCACTAGCCCCATTAGCACCGCTGAATCCTGATATTCCTGAAGCGCCATTGATACCGCTGAAGCCGCTTGAACCTTGTTCGCCACTATAGCCACTAAAACCTGAATATCCGCTAATTCCTTGAATGCCTTGTTCGCCTGAATAACCGCTGAAGCCGCTAATTCCTGATGCACCGCTGAATCCACTATAGCCACTAAAACCACTATAGCCGCTGAATCCTGACACACCATTAACAAGAGCAAATATTAAATTATGATTATTAGCAAAACCTGTAGTGCCTGTGCCTGCGCTTGAAATTAAAGTAACAGGATAAGCCCAATATGATGTAGAAGTTCCTGCATTATAGTGAACAGGCGTTCCATTAATTTCCCAAGTTTGTTGATTAGCACTTGCACTAGCATCTTGAATAACAAATTGCTCTGTAACTTTTAATAAAGCTAAATAAACATCAATATCAACATTTTGTTCTGTAAGATGTGAAACATTAACTGCCGTTGCACTCACTTGAGTTGCATTATTCCAGCTAATCGCACCATCGCCTGGATAACCTGAAGTTGATCCTGTATGAGCATGATATTCAAAAAAGCTTGATGATGATCCGGGAGTTCCGCTGAAACCGCTGATTCCTGAATAGCCTGATGCACCGCTGATTCCTGAAAATCCTGATGCACCTACTTGCCCGCTGAATCCGCTGAAACCACTTAATCCTGAAAAACCAACCTGACCACTAAATCCGCTAAATCCGGAGTAGCCTGATTGACCATCTTGACCTGAATATCCGCTTAACCCATTGATTCCACTAAATCCTGATTCGCCTGAATAACCGCTAAAACCACTTACTCCCGATCCGCTATATCCTGAAAAACCTGATATGCCGCTGAATCCGCTGAAGCCGCTTGCACCTACCTGACCTGACCAGCCACTATATCCTGATTCACCTGATGCGCCAACTTCGCCACTATAGCCACTATAACCTGAAATACCCGATCCACTATAGCCTGAAAAACCGGATATACCGCTAGCACCATCTTGGCCTGAAAATCCGCTGATTCCTGAAAAACCACTTATGCCTTGCGGCCCTGCTTCGCCACTATATCCTGAAAAACCACTAACGCCTGATCCACTATAACCGCTGAAGCCGCTAATTCCTGATGCACCATTTTGGCCTGAAAAACCACTATAGCCTGATTGGCCATCTTGTCCACTATAACCACTAAATCCTGAAATACCTTGTGGCCCTGCTTCACCGCTATAACCACTATAGCCACTTATTCCTGATCCTGAAAATCCGCTAAAGCCACTTATGCCACTAGCTCCATTTTGTCCGGATTGGCCGCTGAAACCTGATTGTCCACTAAATCCGCTAATGCCTTGAGGGCCTGTAGCACCGCTATAACCGCTGATACCTGATCCTGAATAACCGCTGAAACCTGATTGTCCACTAAATCCGCTTAAACCATCTTGACCTGAAATTCCACTAAAACCTGATACGCCTTGAGGGCCTGCTTGACCGCTAAAGCCTGAAAAACCACTTGTGCCTGATCCTGAATAACCTGAAAATCCTGAAATACCTGATCCGCTATAACCTGAAAAACCGCTATAACCTGAATAGCCTGAAACGCCTGATCCGCCCGAAAAACCAAGCCCACTATAACCTGAAAAACCGGAGTAACCTGATGCCCCTGAAGTTCCAATAATTCCGCGATCAACAGTTAAAGTTACATCCGCCGCTGATTGAATTGATGCATTAATAATAGCCATTTTAGTTTATCACTCCGTCTGATCTTACTAGGAATAGTAAGAAAATAATTAAATCTTGAGCAGGTGTTGAGCCACTTGCAGGATAAGAAATTTTAATGCGACCTGAAAAGCCTACACAGTTTTCAGCATTAATATCTAATTGAGGATCGCTTGCTATAACACCCCATGCACCTTCATCAATTACTAAAGTAAATGTGCCTGCGGCATCAACCTTATTAGTAATGGTAAGAGTAACTGCGGAAGGTGGTGGTGAGTAATCAGCAATGTCAAAAGTAAGTCCATAACGACTATCTCGAACATTAGATAATTGCCTACGAATAATTGATGCGCTAATAGTTGCGCCTGTTAAATCTATTGGAAGCTCTGTGCCAGTTGCAGTTAAAGTTAAATTCCAATAAGTAGCTTGGTTATAAACTAACTCGCCTGCAATGATTTGATTATCAAACCCCGATACTTGACGGAGTGAATTTTTATTAAAGATAGCCATGTTTTCCTCACTAGGTAAATAACGCAAGCATCTAACTGACGCAATGCGGATGGTCTTATCTTATAGAATTGCAGATTATTTTAACATATTTATTTGCATTTTTCTCTTTAATTCTAAAATTATATTGATTAGGCGGCTCAAATAAACTATCAGTATCTTTATATTGACTTTCCTTTACAGTATCCATCCAATCAATATGTCAGCATTAACAATATGCCTATGAATAGCTTTAGGCGCTATAAAATCGCATACTACTAAATTATGTTTATCTGATAAGTTTTTAATTCTATGCGCTTGTCTTAATCGACCTGCTTCAGAAAAATCCCAATCATTGTATTCATGCCTAATTTCATCAGCGTTTAAATGTTTAGCATTAAGCTCTTTAGCTAATGCTTTTGCTAATGTAGTTTTGCCCGATTCTGATAATCCTATAATGGCAATTGTTCTAATTTTTGACATTTATCTATTGTTTCTTGTGATAGTTTTATATTTATTTTTCTTTTGTTAATAGTAGGTCTTATATCATGCTGACCTATCATATTATAAACTTTATCATCTTCAGGATGTTTATTTATAATGTTATTTAAATCATGTTCAAAAATAGGCTCATCAATAAATTTATATATTTGATTAATATTTTCTTTTGTATTATTAATTAAATCATTATATTGAATAAATAAAAATGTATTATTTTGATTATTTTCTTTTGCCCATTTAACGCCATTTAATGATCTAACAATAGGTTCTGATCCTTCATCAAGCAATTCTTTTTCAAGATCACCTTCCCAATTATTTTCTTTTCTTAAACTTACAAAAGATTTAACAATTTCAATAATAGGTCTTTCTAACACAATAATTTTTATATTTTCTGTAATATATCTTTGCATTAAAAATAAATTAGCAGGTAAAGTCCATGATCTGCATTTATCAATAATAATTGGCTTCGTTACATCTTTATAATAAATATGAGGAATTGCTGAAATAACATCTAATTGAGTTTGTTGTCTATTGGTTGCTTCTAATTGTTCTTTGCAATTAATGTTGCATGATTGATCTAAATCCCACATCATTTGACAAACTGCTGAATTGCCTTCAGCATGAATGTCAGGATTTTGAGATAATATAGAAGATAAAAGAGTTGAACCTGATCTTGGAAGTCCAGCTAATCCTACAAATTTTTTCATACATTTTCTTTTCTTATATTATATTTTTTATTTATAAAGTTTCAGGTGGTTGTGGTTTTGGCAAAATTTCATTTGTTCCTGTATTTAAATACCATTCATCTGCCACTACATCGTCTGCGCAATCTTTCCAGTATAAAGGTTCTGCGACAGGAAATGTTTCGCCATCATTAACAATTTGAGCTACTCGTTCACCTATAACATTTCCTTCATCATCAAAAACTAATTCTAAAGGTGATATTAATGCTTTTTTCATAATTTATCCTTTTATTTTAATATTCAAATACTACCACACCAGCGCCACCTGCACCTCCATTTTGAGGGCCAGTTCGACCGCCACTACCACCAGCACCATTAGTTCCCGCCGTAGGGTTCGTGCCATTATTTGATGATCCACCACCGCCCCAAAATGAAGCACCCCCAGTTCCGCCTGCTCCAGTTGTCCCCGACGCCACAGCATTTGAAGTTCCAAACCCACCAGTAAGGTTTAAATCTCCACCTGAACCAGTTCCACCAGCGCCAGGCCCTCTACCATTATTTCCAAATTGTCCACCAGCGCCACCTGTAGCAGAAATTGTAGATATTGTTTCAGTTCCTGAAGCTACTGATGATGTGTTACCACTACTGCCAGAATTATTTTCAGATCCACCACTACCGCCGCTTCCAACTGTAACGGACAAAGTATTACCAGGAGTTACGCTTGTTAAATATTTAATTGCAGTTCCAGCCGCACCGCCGCCAAATCCAAAAGTGCTTCCATAACCACCACCACCGCCGCCACCGCCTGTAACAGTTACTTTTAAAACTGTTTTGCCCGATGGAATAGTAAATGTTGGTGTTCCTGATGAATATACAGTCATGCCACCAAGACCACCACCGCCTGATGCGGCAATGGTAATTGCACCGCTTCCATTGGTAACTGTAATTCCTGATCCCGCAGTTATTGTGGCTTTTGTTAAAGTATTGCCTGTGGTATTGCCAATTAATAATTGACCATTAGTATAAGTAGATTGTCCAGTTCCACCATTAGCAACTGCTTGAGTGCCTGTAACGCCTGTGGCTACATCAAGCAAACCTGAAGAATTAACCTTGTTGGCTAATTGTGATAAATTAAAGGCTTGTGTCATTTATTTCCCCTTATGCCGCACCTGCTGATGCGAATGTTTGTTGAACAAATACGACTGAAGTTGTTGTATATGCAGTTGTTAAACTCCACACACCTGTGGCAGTAGTATAATCAACAGATTCCTCTAATAATAACCCATTTGCGTATAAATTGAAAGCGTTAGCACCAAAATTGAATGAATAATTAGTTTGATTTGCTACACTAAAAGCTAATACATTGACGGGTGTTCCTGTAGGCGTTGTTAAATTATTACCACTAAATTGAATATTAATTAATTTTCCTGTTGTTGTTGATGGAAAACTTCCTAATACATTTCCTGCTATATCAAAATCTTGCTCATTTAAAACAGTTCCATTTATAAATAAAAATTCATATCCTGATTGAAATTCCCATAATGTAGGGGTAAAACTAGAAGCTGAAGTTAAATCTTCTTCCCATCTTGTAAAAGCAGGATAAGAAGCATTTGTAGCGCGATAATTATAAATATTGTCGCCAGCTACAACACTTGTTACAGTTGTTGTAAATGTAATAGTGCGCGTTGAGTAATTAACGCTAGATATAGTATATTGAGTTGGAGTGCCTGTATTGGCAAAAGTCATTTTACTTCCAGCTATAATAGCTTGATAAGGCATAGTAGCACTATCCCAAACTACATTTGCGCCTGATACACTAGCTACAGTTAAATGAGTATTATTATAAAATACTCCGCTAGATTTAGCTCTCATAGATATAACTGATACAACATCATTTAAGGTAGCACCTACGCTCAATGTAACGCTTGCTGATGCGTCTGTATATTCTGTTTCAGATAATAAACATCCATTTTGAAATACTAAACATTGATCAATAATATAATTAGCATCGCGAGTTACGCTAAATACAGTTTGACCTGAAGTTGCATCAAAATTATCAATCGTAATAAAAAAGTCATCAGGTGCAGTAAATCCTACCACTCGACCATAAACATCAATGGTTAAAGTAGCGGCACTTCCTGTTTTGGTAGAAGGGCCACCAAAATCTAAAAATGTATCTAATGAAGCTACTACTTGCCCTGTGTTTGTGTTTTGAACTTTAATTTGGCCTGTTCCGATTGTCGTAGTGCCTGTGCCAATAACTTGTCCAGTTGCTTGATCTAAATCAATAATATTTGGAGTTAAACCTAAAGGATCAAGCGCTGACCATATTCTAGGATTAAATTTTAATGCAGTAGTAGGAATAAAAGTTCCAGTTGTTCCAGCGAAGCCTGCAAAATCTGTATCAAAACTAAATTTACGACTTTGCCTATTTGCATAAGCAAGGTAAATATTAGTGCCAAAAGCAGGATCAGCTAAATACCATTTATAGTCTGAAGCCGTAGAAGATGGGCTAGATGATGCGGTATTAAAAAGACCAAAATAAGTTCTATTTGTAGGGCTAAAACTAAAATTACTTGTGCCAGTAATATTGTCTGCATAAGCTACAGATATATATTTTTCTGTATATTGAAATGTCATTGGTCGCCATTGAAAAACTGTCGAAGCTAATGAAAAATCACTTGTTGCAATTTGATTAACCATGCGACTAAAGAAATACCAATTGCCCGCTGAAATCCCATAAAGTTGAACAGTTGGCATAACAGTATTAATACTATAAGGATTGCCATTAGACTGTATAGCCGTAGTTCCTGCAAATATAAGTTGAGCAGTAGTTGGATATTGATAAGCTGAATACCAAATTTCAGCATATTGTGTTATGCCTGCGCTTGAGCTTGTAATAGTTACATCAAAATAAGGATTATCAACTGATGGATAATTAGCCGATATAACAGGAACAGGAATTGTGCCAAAAGTAATTGGTGAGCCAATACCAGTATTTGACGCAGGTGTAAATTGCGTTATATTTATGTCGTCATAAACTTCAGGATTATATTCCATTAAAGTTAATTCAGCCGTAATTGCACCTGTGTCTGCTATTTTTTCTACAACTTTTGACACTCTATATAATTTAGCATTCCAACCATAATTAGTATTGGTAACTGTTACAACATCGCCAGCTTCTAATTGAATGCCAATATATGTAATCTCTAAAACAACTTGCAAATCTTCTCTAGCCGCTTCAAGCATTCTGTTTGCAAGGTATTGAGCCGTTACATTATTATTTGTTAAATATAAATTAACTGATTGTTTATTAACAGGCTCGTTTGGAAATAGCAATGTAGGCGCAATAGTTTGAAGATCAAAAGTAGCTGAATTAAATGTATCTTTTTCTGATACATCAGGAAATTTAACCTCTATTACATTAAATGAATTGGCTAAATCTATTGGTGTTATTTGTATAGGCGAAATAATATTGCTATCACTTAAAGCCATTGCTACTGTATATGTTGGCGATTGAGTAATAACACCCCAAGTCCCTGTAATTTCATTATATTTTACTAAACAATCGCAACAATCTGACATAGATTGTATGTTTTGCATAATTTTTTGATTAGTATCTATTACGCCATTAAATTCAAATCTTGGTTGCGTTGAAGAACCGCCTGTATATGGCGTGTAAGTAAAAGATGCGTCTGAATAAGTATTTAATGCGGTTAAAGAAGTAGTATCAATTGAAGATGTAGGAATAGCCGCGCCATAACGAGTAGAAGTAAAATAATCTAAAAAGCAATCACCTGGCGATTTTCTTGCATTTGTTATTTCAAATCTTGTGGATTGCAATGAGGTTAAAGCACGATCAGCATTATATTTAAGATGAATAATAGCAAAAGCGCAATTGCTCATTAATTTAGTGCTATCCCATGTATAAATTAATCCTGCTGATTGCATAATAGATATAGCACTTGATCCAGTATTAATTGGATTACTTGAGCCATTACTATATAAATATATATCCATATAGCCAGCTATATTTTGAACTTCGGCAGTTGATTCATCTTCTAATGAATCAACAGAATATCCATTAGCATTAAAATTAACTTTTTTTCCGCCCCAATATATATTTCCAAAAGTAATCGTATCAGGCGATCCACCTGTTTCTGTGTTTGTTACTTCAGATAAAGATATAACCCAATATATATCTTGATTGTCTGCCGTAATAGACATATCGGTAACAATGCCGCCCACATAAGCTTTGCCATAAACAACTGGTAATTTATTATCGCCAGCAGGCGGAAGTTGTTGGCGACTGCCAGGATTAGGTTGATTAGCTTGTTCAAAATTACCTGCGCTTGGGGGTTTGGGTGCAAAAAGAGTGGATACAATAGTTGATGCAACCATATTGATTGCAAAACCAAGAACAGTTGTTGCAAAGGCTGAAAGGCCAAGAGAACTAGCAATAGCCCCAGCAATAATAGAACCTGCCGCTAATGCTTCAGAGCAATATAAAAACCAAATTAAAAAAAGTAATATAAAGCGAATCATTGCATCCAATTTTCTTCTATTTTAGTAAATCCAAATCTTGCATAATTAATATCAGGGCTAGTTATCATTTTAGTCATTGTAAATAATTTAATTCTACCTTGCTCTTTTAATTCTTTAGCTTTACCTATATAAGCTTTTAATAATTTATATCCAACTGTTTTATGTCTATATTCAGGTTTTACATACCATGCTAATTCATACAATGCAAAAGTTTTATCGCACCATACAATAGGGCTAATGATACCCATAATAAATCCTATGTTATCTTCTATAAAAATTACGCCACGCCCTGCAATAATACTATCTATAATGGAATTAAAATAATCAGGATTATCAATGTCTTTATATTGTTCTATTGGGCTTTCATCCCTAAACATTCGCATCATATTTTGTAATTGTATTTTGTCGTATTTTGTAGCTTGTCTTATCATACATCCTTGCCAAAAGAATAATTTATGGTTTCTATAAAACCAACTCTTTCCATAGAAGTATCTGTAGGATTCCAATACATCCAAGCATTATCATTGGTATATCTGCCAGCCGTTCTATTTTGTAAAATAATTTGTATGCTTGATGCAGATACATTAATAACACCTACATACATTCTTATTTCTTCCATCCATTGCTCTGATATTGCAAAAGAATTTACATAGCCTGTAAAAAATTTATATAAACCGCCTGTGCCGCCTGTAGTTATTAATGCGCCATTAGTATCAAAAAAACCATGCCACATTTCAATATAAGAACCTTTTATTTCATGGCCTAAAGTCCATCCTAATAAAGCAGTATCAATTCCAACAATAGTTATACTTGTTTCATTAGCCGTTGATTTAATATCTCTTTGAACATCATTAATTTTAACTAATCCACCTAATGCATCAAAAGGCTCGCTATCAACTGCGGCTATAGTTAATGCACTTGGTGTTGTAGCAAATCTATAAACTACTTCTTCATAAACTGTTCCTGTGCCTGATCCAATACCTGTTGCTACAAAAACTGTTCCGTAATTATTATTAGCCGCACCCCAAGAAGTCCAATCAGTAGGATTAATTCCGCCAGTAACAGTAGTTCTAACTGTATAAGTTTGACCAATAACAAGATTGCCAGCAATAACAGTAGCTCGCGTAGTAACGCGAACAAAGTCTGCCATTCTTATATTGTTAGTATTAGTTACGGGTGTTATTACATTCATAGCACATCTTCAATAGCCACAAAAGGGCCATTCCAAGAAATAAATGAATCATTAGTCATAGGCACTAATGTATAGGTAGGATACTCTCTTAAAATTACAGGAAATGTAGTTCCTGTATAATTTGTGCCACCTAAAGATATGGTTGTTCCGTATTGACCAATAACTGCGCCAACTGCACTTACTAAAGTATCAATTAAATTTCTGTGAACAGGAATATTAACAGTTGAGCCTGATCCTCTTTGAACATCAGCCGTTGCAATATAAGCATATCGGCCTACTTGGCAAAAATCGCCTTTTTTAACAATATAAGAACCTGAAGATATACTAGGTAAACTACCTAATACAAGTGTTTTATTAGCGCTTGAAGTTTGCCATTGACAAGCCGCAATTTCGCCTAATGTCATGTCGCCTTGATAAGCAACATAATTAAGCCACCCAATATTTGTAAAATTAAGATATTGTTCTGTAGCTTTATCTGCTACGCGCAAAGATGATAACAAATCTCTATTTTGACTATAAAGCAAATACTTCATAGGATTCATTGTAAATTCAAAAGGTTGAACAGTAAGAAGTTCGGAAGTTGAGATGCGTTGATTGCGACTTAAAACTTGACCAACAAGCTTTTGATCATTAATTGCAATTGATTCTGAAACTTCTAATATTGTATTTAATGACATAATTATTATCTCGATTGTGGTAATGATCTTGTAGCGGATTGATTAGCCGCAAATACCGCTTGTTTATTTCTTGATAAAAATTGTGTTGCTGATTGCGTATCAATAGCACTCATGCTTGCAATATAAGGCCCATTATACACTACTTGAGGGCCACCGCCCATAGAGCTTAATTGATTGTTAGGAATAATAGTGCCTGCGGTTTTAGGAACAAACAATTCAGGGCCACGCTCGCCAACAATAGATGGGCCAGTTATATCACCACCATTAGCAAGTCCAGGCAATTTTATTCCGCCACTAAATGCAGTTTTGCTTCCACCGCCACCAAATATACCACTAAAAAAATCACCGATACCTAAACTACTAAATAAAGAAGTAGCTTGTGCTTTTAATTGAATTTTAATAAGGTCGCTAATAATGCTTCTTGCTAAATCACTAAAACTTAATTTGCCTGTTTGAACAAACCTATCTAATGCGGCTTCAAGGTTTTGAGTAACAGATACAAAAGCTTGCTCGCCTAATTTAGCGGCATTAGTAGCGCTATCGGTATAACTAGCAAAAGCTTTTTGCCAACCAAATTCAAAAGTTCTTTGTGATTGCGCAATTTGATAATCTTCTTGCGCTCTTTTCTTTTCTGATTGAGCAAATTCATTAGCTTGTTCTTGATTCATTTTCTTTTCAAGAACCAATAGTTTGCGCTTTTGCTCAATATCAAATAATTCTAATTGAAGTTTTTTTTCATTTTCTGTTAAAAATACTAATTCAGCTTCTTTTTGATTTCTTTGTCTTTTTGCTTCCGATATCTGAAGTTCTTTTTTATAAAATTCTTCTTGCTTGGTAAGAAGTTCACCCGCTTCCATAGGTCTGCCACCTGTTCCACTTGATGGCGGTTTTTGATTTCTAATCTTTTTTAATTTTTCTTCAAGCTCTTTTTCTTTTCCTACACCAAAATCCCAATTTTTAATTGCATCAAAATCTAAAGTAACAAGGTCTTTTAAGCCTGAAAGTGTGCCAGCTATTGCCCAA